TTTATTTTAAGACTGCCCAAGACCTTGCTCACAGAATACCTAGGAGTGTAACATGCTGACACAACGCCTACAAGAATACATACAGAATTACAACTCGGCACAGGCCAATTTTAATCTGGGTCGCGAATATGAATTGCTTGGCCAAACCGGTGCCGCTATCAGTTTTTATCTGCGCACTGCCGAACGTTCACAAACAGATCTAGAACAGTACGAGGCTTTGTTAAGAATGGCCTTGTGTTTTGAACGACAACAAACTCGTGACGACACAGAAAAAGTCATCTTACAAAAGGCCATCAGTCTCATGCCCAAGCGACCCGAAGCGTATTTTGTGTTGAGTCGCTTGCATGAAGTCAAGAAAGAATGGCACGATTCTTACACCATAGCCAACATTGGCCTTAGTAACTGCGACTTTGATTTAGCACCCTTGACCACAGATGTACAGTATCCCGGATACTATGGATTGTTATTTGAAAAAGGTGTGGCTGCATGGTGGGTAGGGCAAACAGAACAAGCTAGAGAAATCATGCACGATCTCAAGTTCAGCTACCGGATGAACGAAATGTTTACAAATTCAGTCAACCGGAATCTTGGCAGTATTGGATGGCCCAACACCACAACACCATACACATCAGACAAACAATTGGCTGCAAGGGTACAGTTTGACGGCATCAAAGATATTGAAAAGAATCATGCACAAAGTTATCAAGACCTGTTTGTGTTGTCAGCAACCAACGGTAAACGCAACGGTCGTTATTTGGAAATTGGCAGCGCAGAACCGTTTAAAAACAATAACACAGCCTTGTTAGAAACTGCTTTTGGTTGGACCGGTGTCAGTGTTGACATAAATCAAAAGGTAGTGACAGAATTTATGGAACAACGCAACAATCTTGTGTTCTGTCTGGACGCCACCCGGATTGACTATGCCAAATTCTTACACACACTGGGATTTGCTGGAGACATGGATTACTTGCAGATTGATTGTGATCCACCCACTTACTCGTTTGAAATACTCAAGCGTATTCCATTTGATCAATATAGATTTGCCGTGATCACCTTTGAACATGATTACTATGTTGATACCAGGATCAGAGATCAAGCAAGAGAATATTTACTGTCAAAAGGGTATGTGTTGGCAGCCGGTGATATTGCATACAATCACTCACACAGCTACGAAGACTGGTGGATACATCCAGAATTGGTCAGCGAAGATGTACAAGCTCAACTGGTAGACAGCACAGACGGATTAAAATTTGCCGGTGACTACATGTTCCCAGACACTGCTAAACCAGTTGAACCGCCTGTGGTTGAAGTGATCAATAGAAACAGGATTAATACTAGATCAAATGCTGATGTGGTCAATCCTGATTACATGAAAGGGTTCTGGGTGGTAGACAATTTTTATCGAGACCCCGATGCCATACGAGCATTTGCGTTACAGCAAGAATATGAACCCAGTGGTCCGGGCAAGCCTTACATAGGCAGCAGGACCTACAAACAGTTTTTATTCCCAGGACTCCGAGAAGAATTTGAATATATCATGGGAGAACGAATCACTGCCTGGGAATCACACGGCATGAATGGACGATTCCAGTTCAACATCGAAGGTGAACCTTTGGTGTATCATGCTGACACACAAAAATGGGCTGCTATGTTGTATCTCACCCCAGGTGCTCCACACGAATCAGGCACCATGACCCACGCACTCAAAGGCACAGACATACGTCATCGCAGTCATCCTGAGTTCCGTCGTTGTTTTAGACCAGGATCACGAAATCTTGACAAGACCCCGTTTGAAGATGTGGACATTGTGGGCAATGTTTATAATCGCTTGTATATATTCAATGCTGGATACTTGCACAGTGCCTGTGCATACTTTGGCTGGACTCCAGAAAATTCTCGCTTGTGGCAGATGTTCTTTTTTGATTAACTAATAGATAGGTAAAATAATGGACACACGATTTCGCAAAGACTATCCAGGAGAGTTTGTAATAACCAACTCACGCTGGGCTGGTGGACGACGAGAAGAAACAAGAGAGTGGATTGCCAATCCAATTGAGAATCATCATATCAGTGGACGTGCTGCCTGCATGGGACATACAGCAGAAAGACAATATTTTGACTACACAAGATTACAAACTCATCGCGGCGGATTGTTAGGATCAAAAAAATTACAAACTTATGGCGTAGGAGATGTGGCATTAGAAATGCGACTGGATTTTGCTGTAGAAACTCGTCGTGATAATCTAGCAACATTGGTTGAATTGGGATATGCCAAAGATAATATTGTATACACTGACGCTAGGAATTGTATCGCCAATCCAGGGGAGTTTTATCTTATTCCACATAGACCAAAATTTCTTGATCTAGTCGTGCTGATGTATCTTGCGGCGTTTGATGGGCACCAAGAAATATTCATGCTGGGATATCATCGAGATACTGAAACTGGTCACCCAGGCTGGATCAATCAAGTGTGTGATGTAATGCGGGCCTATCCAGGAACACAGTTTACATTTGCTGGCGTACCAAGTAATGTGCCAGATGTTTGGCTAGACTTGCCCAATGCCAGAGCAATCAACTACCCAGACTTTATAGGCTACTGCGATATTTGAATCTGGGCTTCCATGGTCTGGATCTTGTCTTGCACTGCATCAAAATTCACAGTGGACCATAGACCCGGATGTAATGGTTTAGGCCAACAGCCGCTGGCAATCCAGGCCCAGCCTTGATGTTCTTCATTTAAGACTGGAATAAATTCTTGACCCACACTACAAAAGAATGTATGATACGCAAAGCCTTGATCGGCTGTGGTAAACTTTTCTAATGGAACCAGTTTCAAATAATCAGGCATGGTGCCTAGCTCTTCTACACATTCTCTTGTGATGGCCTGCATTAAGGTCTCACCTGGTTCTACTCTACCACCTGGCAATCCCCAGGTATCTGGATGTTTGGCGTCGTTCCTCATGAGATACAGATAAGTGTTTGTGGCCACGCTGTAAAACCAAATGCCCACAGCATTTACAATACCAGTGTCCATAGGCCTCCCTTGTATAAGCCTTGGTAACTCTTGACCCAGGCTTCGCCAGTCCAACGATACTGCAATTCTGTAGTTATGTTTGTAACATATTGATCATTCACAGGACTGCTGGTGCTATCAAATGCCACCATCCAGCGATAGCCATCATATTCAACAATGTCATTGGCATTGGCTACCATTGGTTGTCCTTGATTGCCAGACCAGGCTTCAGCAGTTGTGCCACTCCATGAGCCAGTTGATTCGGTTAGCAAATATCTTGTACCTTCGATAGCATCTGGTAAACCAGCTCCTGGACCACTTGCCAATGGATTGATCACAGCCTCGACTGGTGACAGTGTGTTGGCTGGCACAGTATCAATGTTCACATTCCATAATAAAAATCTATCATCGCCGGGATCATAGGTTACAGTGCCAATCACGTCGGTGCCATCCGGTTGTTCTAGACTTATGTAACTGATTCCAGGTCTTAAGGTACCATACATACCAACCACAGCTTGCCACATGAGGTTGCTGTTTGGACTGTATGGCGGAGTTAAACTGGCATTGGATTCATCAACCACTTCGGGTTCGCGCAGGACCTGTAAGGTATTATTAATTAGTAGTACCTGATAGTTAAACGGTGTAAATGCCTGTCTTGTGCCAAGCAATAGATCGTTGTCTGTAATGGCAAGGCTAGCATCACCGTTAGCATTGTAGATACTGGCCACAATACGTTCAATGACACCCAACTTCTTGACCTTGGCTGGACTGGATATCCACATGGGCAATCTAAATGTTAAGGTAGCTATGTCAATAGCAGATTCAGTATTGCCTGCCCCAATGCTACGACTTGACCAATTGACATCTTCAAGATAAACTGTGGTTAAACTGGTCCAATCTATGTAGTTGTCAGTGCTTTGTAGTTCTAGACTGGGATTAAACAACACTAGAATCTGTTCTAGTAACTGCATTTTTTGATTGGTATTTGACGTCCACATGTCCAACTTTAAAGTTAGCTCAAACGGCACTGGCATTAATCGATCTATACTGAACGCATTGCCTTGTGTAGTTTCGTATGTGTCAGTCATACTATCATATGTTCTTTGTCGCACTTGAATAGTACTAACAAAGCTAGGGTCCTGGATCATGGCGCGATTGTACTTGAGATCAGTGATATAAAAAGTCATCAACGGAGTGCTAGGCAATTCGTTGGCGCTGTTTTGTTGTATGATGGTCTGTGCCTGTCGGCTGCTATCACCATAGCGCACTGGAACACGCACCAAGGTATCATTTTTGCCTTCTTCGTTGCGGCCATATTCAACTTGGAAGTTGCTAAAGATCCTGGCAAACTGTAACAAGAAACGACGTATTTGTTCATCGTAAAAAAATTGTGTAACTGCCATGGTTATCCTGGTGGTCTTGGGTTAGGTGGTTCAATATTTCCGCCTTGATCACCGTTGTCAGCTAGCGGTCGAAGTATCTGGCTGAGACTTTGACGACTTGGAATGTTGCCCAGGTCGGTGGTGCTCACTGTATATGTATTGTTCACGAAGCTGTTGCGTAAAGTTTTTGCCGCCGGCGCTAGATCAAGATCGGTGCGTACAGCATCTTCTATGGCCACCCACCGGCTACCGTTATAGCGGAACAGGCGATTGGGCATGTAATCTAATCTTAAAGCATAGGTGCCGGTTACAGGGTTGGGCGGAAAGCTCACACCCGGAACAACTGGTAATCCGTTTGGTGGCAACAGGTATCCAGTCTCTGGGTCATACCCACCTGTGAGATAGCCCATGGTATAACCAAAATTTTTAGGAGTAGTACCACCTCCTTCTTGTGTGCTGCTCGACGATACTGATCCATCACTGGCTACAATTCCAGAGCTAGCCGGTTCACCATCGGGGGTAGTTGGTAATATGTAAAACTTTGTGGTATCGTATCCACTGAACGGAACATCCACCTGTGCCTGTGCTAACAAGGCATCGTTGATCTCAAGATCTTTGGGTCTAGTACTCATACGATCACCCACTGTGGCAGGATCAGTGATGGGAGTCCAGTAGTCAGTATCAGTTACAGGAGTGCCGGGTGGAACATTACCCTTGGAAATATAGTAACTATCACCATCCAGCACATTAAATCCGGCTGGGTAAAAATTTCCTGGATCCCAAATATTGTCCGGCATAAACGGTTTGTTGACAATCTGTTGGAACTCTTGGGCATTGACCATTGGCGTAGCTTTCACCCGCCATATGTGTGGCAACCAGGTCTGGCTGAATCCTTCTTGAGCATATGATCCGTCTTGTATCACATAATATTTGGGCAACGGCAATGGTATAGTTGGATCTAGGGGATAGTAATCTTTAAGATTGGGCAACTCTAACACATCACCCGACATCAGTTTACGACCAAAAGCATCTATCATGTAGTTGTAGTGGAATGTAATAAACAAGGTGTCATTGTTCAGGAACAGGCCAAATTGTGTAAGATCAAAATCAATATCTTGTTGTTGATAAACACCGCGCATGATATACACATCGGGATCATATGCTCTATCTCTATTTTCTAATAGTAATAAATCTTCAATATACAAAGGATTTAGACTATCGTACACTGGCAAGGTAGCATCATTATTTCCAGGATTCGCACTCTCGTCTAGTATTGGGCCCATGTATTTGTGGATGTAAACATCTACTCCACCTACTGTGTACATCTCCTTGATCGTGCGATCAAAGAATTGATAGTCATTGGTTCGATTGGGGCGATAAAGGCTCAGGCGTGGCATAGTCTAGTATTTACCGCAAAGTTTGACCAAAAACTCAAAACAGGATAAAATACTATATGGAACAGATACAAGAACGTTTGAAACAAGCAGAACGACAGATTGCCGGTGTGCGTAGCCGAGTAGCCAGGAGAGATTTAGTCAAGATGCTCAAACCCATAACCACGGTGCTGAACAAACTCAGCCAGGAAAGCGTGGAGTGCCGTAGGCTACATAGAGCCACTGCTCGCTACCAAATCCTGGAACAAGAAGCTGAAGATTTGGTAAAAAACCTGGAAAAATACTTGGTATTTGCCTGTTTGCTTGGCGGTTGACTACAAACGGACTCAGTGCTATAATTAACAATCATGCTATCAAGGACACTCAATGGTAAAGACTAAAAAACCCACCGCAGAAATCAAACTACTAAATCCCAAAAGCGCCGATGTAAAATACACTGGCTCTGAACCTGCTTGGAAGTTAGTGTTGACTGACGGAGATAGAACCAGTGCCATGCTCAAGGCCTTTACCTGGTACAACTATCACTATGGCAAGAAGGATGCCAAAGACATGATCGCCCATTGGCTTGAACACAATGATAGACCCCGGGACGCTAAACTCATAAGAGGCATTCCTGACAGCCAAATCCGTAGCACCACAGCCTGGGTATGTAGAATGAACCTGATTGGCCTGGCTCTAAGCGAACATGAACTAAGTGTAATTGACAGCCAGATTAGTGACATGATGCGTATCAAACAAGAAGTAGTCAAGGTCGTGACCGAGGAAGAAACAGTACAAGCTCGCCTGACCATACAAGATCATTTGCGTGAGCGCATGAGTGAGTGTGCCGGTGAACTGGAAGGCATGTTTGATGATTTCCTACAGCAGGGCGCAAAGTTGACAGCCGAGTTCAAACCCATGTCACATATTCGTGGTCGTAATGTGGCACCACAGATGATTGGCACTATCAGTGCCATCTGGAAAGATCGCCTAGCCGAGTTTGAAGAAACTGTGGAAGGTCGTGACGCAGATATAGTGGAAGCATACAGCCATCTCACCCGGATACAGTTGCGTAATTGCATAAAATTCTGCGAGCTGGTGATCAATGACTGTGCCAGTTATGTACAGATCAAGAAAGTAGAACGCAAACCGCGTGCCAAGCGAGTGATAAGCCCTGAAAAGTTATCCAGCAAGTTCAAATATCTTAAAGACTTTGCAGAACTTAAACTGGTGTCACAAGCTCCGGCCAGCTTGGTCAATGCCAGTGAAGCCTGGTTGTACGATACCAAAAAACGCAAGTTGATTCATGTGGTAGCTGACGCTCATGTAGGGTCATTCACCATAAAAGGAACCAGTATTGTGGCCTTTGATGCAGTCAATAGTTCGCAGAAAACCCTACGTAAACCAGCTGAACAGATCAAATCTATTGTTTCAGTTGGAAAACCCGCGGCCAGAAAAGTGTACAAAGATATAAAAAGCACAGAAATCAAGTTTAACGGCCGTGGCAACGAGAATTTGATCATACTCAAGTCCTGGTAGCATTCTTGATAAATACTCATACTGGAGCGATCTTATGAGTATTCAATCTGAATCAAGTTTAGAAACACTAAAACAAAACCTATTCCAATATGTGCGTTATCAGCTGGGCGACGGCATCATTGATCTAGAACTTGATGCTGAACATTACGAAGCAGCCTACAGAAGCACAGTGGGCACCTATCGCCAGCGGGCACAAAACGCCTACGAAGAAAGCTACACGTTCATGGAACTGGTGACCAACGTCAACATCTATGAATTACCACAGGAAGTTTACAGTGTGCGCCAGATATTTCGTAGAACTTTTGGTGACAGTACTGGGCCATTTGCCAGTAACTTTGACCCATTCAGCCAAGCAAGTTTGAATGTATACCTAATGAATTTTAATGTGGCAGGTGGACTTGCTACCTTTGACTTTTATAGCCAGTATGTGGAATTGGCTGGACGTATGTTTGGCGCTTACATGAACTACACATTCAATCCTGTGACCAAAAAACTACAGTTGATTCGTGACCCCAAGGGTACTGGAGAAGCCGTTTTACTTTGGACCTACAACTTCAAGCCTGAATTTAACATGCTGAGTGATCCCTTAATCAGTCAGTGGATGCGTAACTACATGACTGGAAACTGCAAACTCATAATCGGTGAAGCAAGAGAAAAGTTTGGCACCATAGCAGGACCACAAGGCGGTTCCACCCTAAACGGTACTGCCATGAAGGCTGAAGGACTTGCTATAATGGAAAAAAGCGTTGAAGAACTCAAGATGTATGTTGATGGAAGCCAACCTCTTAGCTGGGTCATAGGCTAACCTTTTTACAACATTGATATTAAAATTTCTGTTATACTTGTAGTATGGCAGATTTAATGATAGACCTAGAAGGATTGGGCACAGGACCGGACACCACGATATTGACTATCGCGGCTCAGAGTTTTGACCCGTTAGGTTCTGGCTACTGTGAACCAAAATATTACGCCAGGATTACCTTGGAAAGCCAAGAAAATCGTAGCATACAACAAAGCACCATAGACTGGTGGGCCACGCAACCAGCCGCGGCGCGAGATGAAGCGTTTGCCGAATCGGATCGCATACCCTTGGATCAAGCACTAGATGAACTGGGTCGATTGATCTGGCACAGCAAAAGAATCTGGGCACAAGGTCCCACATACGACATGAACATCCTGGAACATGCCTACAAGAGCTATGGCAAACCCATACCCTGGCAGTTTTATGCTGTGCGTGACAGCCGTACTGTGTTTAGTTTATGGCCCGGACTGCCTAAACCTGCCACCAGTCACCATGCACTGGAAGACTGCCGCAGACAAATTGCATTATTACAAACAACTTTACAACACTTCAATATTAAGGAATTGGCATGATTCTTGGCATCTGTGGCTTGATCGGCGCTGGCAAAGACACTATAGCAGATTATCTGGTAAACATACACGAATTTAAACGTGAAAGTTTTGCCAACACCTTGAAAGATGCTGTGGCCCATGTGTTTGGTTGGGATCGAGAACTACTTGAAGGTCGCACCAAACAAAGCCGTGCCTGGCGAGAACAACGAGATGAATGGTGGAGCGATCGTTTGGGTATGGACGTAACACCCAGGTGGGTGCTACAGTTTTGGGGAACTGAAGTTGCCAGACGTAGCTTTCACGATGATATCTGGATTGCCAGTTTAGAAAACAAATTGCGTAAAATAACCGATGATGTGGTCATAAGCGACTGTAGATTCCCTAACGAAATCGCTTCGATCAAGTCGGCCGGTGGACGTGTGGTCCGTGTGGTCCGTGGCCCTGATCCTGAATGGTACCCACTAGCTTTGGCTGTAAACGAAGGGCAAAAAAATATCACCTGGAGACGTAGTAAAATT